TCACGCGCGGGGTGTAGGGCATGTCCGCTGCCTGCCACTGGTCCTGCTGTATGTTGTGGGCAAACAGCTGGTCGGGTCTGTTGCGCGGGTTGGCGAAATACTCGGCCTTCGTCGTTGGCTTGTTGAGCGTACCGACCTCGCGCACCACCGCGAGCTTGCCGTCGTTCCAGGCCTGCTGCATATGGAGCATCAGCGGGTGGAAGCGGTAGTCCGCGTTAATGTCACGCATCGGAGTCTCGGTCAGCCCGACACCGACGTTTTCCGTTACTGGAGTGGTCCCGGCGCTATACGGGCGCGCTGCCTGATACACGGCTGCGTTAGTGCCCGTCCTGGGGATCAGCATCTGGTGGGCGTCGTTGCCGCCGAACAGGAAGATACAAACGATGGCCTTGAAGTCGTTGCCACCGTTGGCTGCTGCCGCTGCCTGGAGGGCCGCTACCGTCTGTGCGCTTGCGTAACTTGCGGGAGATGCAGGCATATCGGCCTCACTGAGTATAAAACTCGGGGGTGTACATCAGCAGGGTTGCGACGGACGTGATCCGGTTTTGCCGAGCGGTGTCACTCGACACATCGGTGCTTACTACCTCACTGAGCCCGTCTAATTTTTCTTGCGCCACGTTTCCGCCGCAAAGCAGCAGATTCATGTGTTCTACGAGCGCGGCACCGCTCGCGCTTTCGCCGCCAGTCGCCCCAGTCATCGCGTAGGAATAAGACGACGGGCACATCTGATAATGTTTGTTGTAGTCCAACATGCCCACAAAATCTTTAGGTTCATCGATAACCACGCGACCAAGGATTTCGTGCGTTATCTGCATTGTGATGAACGATGAATACGCCCCAAGTTCTGGCGTGATTAGCCCCCAGCCCGATCCAGGAGCAACAGAATAATCTGGTGGGTAATGCCCAAAAATACTTGGAGACGAATACGGCCACATGTTTCCGAGGCCGGCGTTGACGCCGCCCCAGGTGTTCAGATAACCGCCGTAGTTAGCGGTTTGATAAACGCCGTTGATAAACGCCGAATGTTCTGAAGTGCTTCCTTGAGGTACCGGGCGAACGATCCTGTGGAACGGCCGCACCAAAGAAGCGAATAACTCAAAGCCGTCGAGGACACGACCGGCCTTCTGCGACGTCTGTGTGGTGTTGCACGCTTCGGGGTCTGTGAGAATGGCCATCCACACTGCACCGAGGTTCCCACGCACGCCCTGACCATCGTTCTCAAACACCCGGGCCACACGCGCCACATACCCAGGTGACGGGTTGCTGGTCACCAGATGCTTGATGAGGTTTTTGCAGACGAACGGCGCGCAGCTCGGGTGAGCCACCAAGGCCTCGATGGCCATGCGGATGTTCTTGGCCGGGTGCGTGTTGGCCGGGATGTCGACCAGACCCTTGAGCGCGTATTTCGGCCCCTTCTCATACGCCCACAGGCAGTGCGCGAGTCGCGCAGGCACCCCAGGCTCATACCAGTAGGGTCGATACGGCCGCACGGTGCTTCCAATCGGGTGCGCCTGAATCGTGGACATCATGTGCCCACGCCGAGAGGCAGGTGCATTAACGTAAGTTATCGCTCTGATATTGAACGTCGTTGCGCCTTTGCCGTCGTAGTGGAAAATCTCGTCGTCAATCTTGATAGCGCCGCGGCTCGGAAATTGCGCCGTGCTCGCTACCGTAATGGTGTTCTGGTCGCCCGTGGCTGGGATGGCAATCGTTGTTGTGGTTGAAGAAAGGGCGTAGATATCAAGCGATTGATAGCTGATATTTCCGTCATAGGAATTGATGGCATACGGCCCGCCATTGGAGACGGCGGTAGTGAAAAGTGTATCTCTTGCCCAGTCGGGAACAGGTTCTTCCTCATAATACCAAGTGGCATTTTCAATCCCCAGCATCCAGTACGACGGCCCGTTGACAATGGATTTGGACGTATCCGCATCCCACATGACGGACGACCCAAGTCCAGTGAAGACGCGGGCCATCTGGTAGACGTCGTCGTTGTCGTAGGTGGGGATGCGATCCCCGTTTGCGTCGAGCTTGTAGGTGCCGTCGATGTTGATTTCATACAGCCCGAGGGTGAAGAGCTGCATGATCTCGCGGGCGTAGTTCTCGTCCGGCTGGCGCCCATCTTTTTCTTTTTCGTTGCCGATGTAGGTGAGCATGGTGCTCATCGGCGGAGAGTAGGTGACCTCCTCCAGCAGATCAGCGTAGGTGCCGAATGCCCCCCGGTGCAGGAGCGTGTACCACATAGCAATCGACGTGGCTTTATCGGGCGCATCCCACGCGCCGCCTTGAACCGACACCGGGATGAACTTGCTTAGCACCCACGTTGCCTTGAGGCGAAAGGTTTCAAACTCGTCTAGCGCGCTTTGATAACCTCCTAAACCGCCGTTCAAGCTCGAACTGGACCCGACGGCACTAGAAAAAGTTGTCGCGAGCGGGTCTATATTTCGGTTGTTTAGAAACGCTGTAAGCAGGCAACGTATCGTGAACGAAGTGCCCGGAAAATTGAAAGTGGGGGTAACAATTGTCGGGCTATCGCCATTATTTCTCGGCGGAAACAACGTTCGACACACATTGCTGAAGTAACCCGGCGCGGGCAATTTATTAGGGTCGCCGATGTTCCAAACTGGGTTTGACCGCAGAGTTTCAGGCGTAAAAATTTGCCTTGTGAGCCATTTGGTGCGCGAGCCAGCCGCAAGCACCTCCTGTATTTCTTGGTATGTGCCGCTGCCCAACGCGGCTTGCCGCAGGAACGCCGCAGCCTCGCGCGCCGTGGTGATCCGGTCGGCGGCGATGTTGTTCAGCGGGTCGCCGCTCGCGACGTCCTGGGTGTTGGAAGAGGCTACCGTGGTGGAAGCGTCAGGAACGCGAAACGGGCCGCTCATATCACCACCCCGTAGGCATTGGACGAAGAGATGCCGACAGTCCTACTAAAGCGCAACGCGGTGACAGGGGAGTCCAAAATCGCCATCGTCGTTGTCGTAACCGCGCCATTAGGCCACGGGAGCCAAGCCACCTGAGCCGGGTTAACCGTCGCGTTGTCCTCGACCGAATACTCGACCAGCATGGCGTTCCCTGATGCGGGTTTGACCCATACCGAGCAAGGACACGAAGCGCCGATCATGTTGACGACAACGCTCGAGGCACCAAGGTCCGATCCCGTGACGTAGTTGCGTCCGCGCATAGACGGACGAACTTTGATCTGCCCAGCGGAACCCTCCACTGGCGCAGTCCAGCCGGTTGCACCGCTGTTGGGGTCAAAGTAGGTAAAAACTGTGGTAGACATTCGTATCTCCTAATCAGCAGTTCCAAGCTTTCAGAGATTTGTTAATTCGGCTATTAGGATCGTTTGCGGTTTTCTTGGAGGTGTTTTTCTTTTTCATCCCCTCCATCCTGGCGCAGAATGAATCTCTACGCGGCCCGCCCTCTGGCTGTGGTGCCTTAAGCCCCGGCTTGCCCGGGTTAGCCTTGTTGTAAGACGCCCGACCCTTGGCGTTCAGGCCTCCATCCGGGTCTTTGCCTTCTTTGCGCTGCCACGCAGGCGTTTTGGCCAAGGTAATCTCCTAACCGCATTGGCGGGAATACTACCTTGTACCAGCTAACATGTTACAAGTCAATTCCAACAGTAGCGCGCAGGCTTAATTTCTCTGGCATGTGACGTTACTGTCGCACCAGTGAGGTTTCCATCGGCGTGTAGACAGGCATATTGGTGTGCATCAGCAACGTGGGAATACGAGTTTTTCTCGGGTTTATCCTCAGTTTCCCCGTCTTTCTTTATTCTGTACCGATATCCGCCACGCAGAGCGTTAATTAGCTCATGACAGCGCGGATCAATTAAATGACCGGGCTTTCCGTCGACCATTCGCGTCAAAAACGCATCTACAGCGTTAATTCTAGCGACTAGCGAATTGGTTTTTGCCGGAATACAACGAAATCCCTCGTTTTTCAGGATTTCAAAGACGGATTTCTCGTCTGTTTGCGCTCTCTGCACCCCAGCTGGGTCGCCAATTATCAAAACCGGCATTCCGGGGAACCTATTTACCAATAAAGGCTTGAGTTTCTCCCTAGAAAACCGCAAAACGCCCATCCCCTCGGAGGTCAGACAGTCAAATGTCAGCAGCCTACCTGTCGGATCCATCTGACTTAGCGTCACCGCCGGCGTCAAACCGAAGTCCATACCCACAATAATGGGGTGTTGGGACATTTTGATGTAATTCAGCGGCCCTTTTGCAACGTGCAAATCACGGTCAAACGCACGAAATACAGGTTTTCCAGCCAGAGATTTACCGAATTTGGCGTGAATGTAGACATCCACCCAGTCCTCGCTCTTACCTTCGGCAAGGTTCTCGTAATACCCGTCCTTGAGGTACTGCAACCAGTCGGCCTCAGCGCTCATGCCTGAGGGCTGGAAGAACACCTGGGCGTTCTTAGGCGGATCTGAGAGGAACTTCTCCCAGAAGGTGTCCATGTCGGGCGGGTTCGACGCCCCCCAGAACTTGTCGACGGGCTTACCGCTGTCATCACACGCCCCAACCCCGTTGTCCGCTTTGGATGGGTAACGGCCCAGACGACCCTGCATGGCCTGGAACACCTCCGGGTTCAACTCCCGGAACTCATCCGCAATGGCAAACGTCGCTTGCAGCGACAGCAGTCGCCTCACGTCGTTGGAGTCATCCAGTCCACGGAACAGCACCTCGCACTCTACATCCGCGAACTTCAGGAGGAACTTCGCCTCCGTCTTCATGTACGTCCCCGCTACCCCGTCGGGGTACCAGCGCAGAAAGTCCGGTATCGAGGTGTCTCGCAACTGCTCCCGCGTCTGCCGGATCCACACCGCTCGAGAGCGCCGTATGCCGTCCTTGCAGGCCTTTATCCTCGCCGCCTCCCTCGCAATCTTGAGGATAGACGCCGTGGTCTTGGTCGAGCCCACAGGCCCTACAACGAGGTTGATGAAGCTCTCAGAGAACAAGAACCCATGCAGCGATGGCGGCGGTTTGTAGACGAGCGTACCCACGTCAACCCTTCCGCTCGACCGGCATCTGAATAGCTGTTTTCCCTTTGATCGGGTCGTGGATGTACACCGTCTCGTACGTCGGCCCCTCAGGCTCGTCATCCGGCTCGGGGAACACGTCGTCCAGGTCGTCCGGGTCGTAGTCGTCGGGCACCACCTCGATGGGCAATGACAGACCGCGCTCGCCACCCTGGCTCTGCGCTTCGACCGGCGTCGCCTGGATGGTTACCGTCTGCTCCGGGTTCTGGTTCACGATAGTGATCGAAAACCCCTCTCCCGCCCCGGTCGTAGGACCTTTAGGCTTCAAGTCGCCCACGTCCACGAACAGCTTGGCCGTCTCCAGAAGTT